GCGAGGTGAACCGGGATCGGGTCGGAACGTGGGTAGACTTCCCGTCAGAGGTCACAACGGTCGGATTTCACATCGACGTAATGAAACGGGCGTTGTACTGGACTGTGATTGGGGTCACTGATGACTTCCGATTGTTTCCAGTGTACGGCACGTATCCAGAGCAGCGTCAGAAGTCGTTCGACTATCGCACAATCAGAAAGTCGATCCAGCAGGCACATCGAGGATTGAGCGAGGAACGTGCCGTACAGAAGGCCATCGAGATGTTGCTATCTGATCTGTGCAATCGATCATGGAAACGCCAGGACGGTGTGGAATTGGGATTTGATATCGGGCTGGTTGACGGTGGATATCAGATCGGCAGCGTGAAGACTGCGATTCTCAACAGCGGATTCGCTCGCCGCGTGTTCCCGTTATTCGGTCGCGGTGTGAAAGCGGGTGACGTTCCGATGTTGCAGCGGCAGAAGAAGAAGAACGAACTGAGAAGCACGGACGGTGCGATACCGTGGACGCTGGCCGCTGACAAAACAGTCAAGGGAATCAGGACCGCATTCAACGACACAAACGCGACAAAGACATTCCTCCATCGTCGACTGGCAACCGACGCGGGCCGGGGCGGATCGTTCGAGTTGCCGAAGGGCGATCACCGGCGATACTGTGAGCATCTTTCGTCGTCAGAGTATTCAACCGAAACGAGCGGGCCGCACGGAACCTGCATAGAATGGCGAATGATGCCGGGGCAACCGGACAATCACTGGCTCGACACAACGTGCGGGGCGATCATCGCAGCATCGATCAGCGGGAAGGTGGCGTTTAATAAGGCGGTGCAACCGCAGGCAAAAACAAAACGGCAACGGAAGGTCAGCTACTTATGAGCAAGGCAACGAAAAAGAAGGCAACGCCGAAGAAGGTAGATATTCCGGTGGTCGATGAGGTGCCGGCAGTTTGCCCGCGATGCAGCAAGACCACCAGATCATGTAAAGAGGCGGTGGTAAGGCATCTGGTGGACGGAACGGTTAGCGATATTATCGTTCGTCACATAAACGGAACGTGCAGCGTCACGGATCGACCGTTTAATGTAGTGGCGTGGTCACCAGTGAAATGCAGAGGGTGCGGGCAGCATTACAAAGTGAAAACGCGGCTGTATCAATGAGTCTCGGAATCCGAGAACTGCACCCCGTAAAGTGTAGCGTAGACTAAACGCCGCCCGCAAAATTGCAGGCATGGCAACGCTCGCAACACTCAGAGACCGTAGAGACGCACTCGAAGACGCTATCGCCTCGGGCGTGATGTCAATCACCGTGGACGGTCAGTCAACTTCGTTTGCGTCCATTGCGGATCGGCAGTCGACGCTGAACCGGATTAATCGCGAGATTGAACGCTGTACAGGCCAACCGTCGAAGCGACCACGGGCGGCGCAGGTCAACATGGGGAACTTCACCCCATGAACATCCTGACACGCACAGCCAACCGAATGACCGCCGCATTTGCGAGCGGATACGACGCGGTCAAATCCAGCGGCAAACGCAAAGCCGCTTCGTCGGTCCTGAAGCATGAAGATCAGAACCTAAAAAACGCCGACCGTCACCGGATGATCGGTGCGACGCGGGACATGGCGAGGAACTTCTCGATTGTCGCGTGGGCGATTCGGAAGCATCTCGACTATGTTTCGCTATTCGATTTCCAGATGCGGACGCAATCCGACGAACTGAATCAGCAGATCGAATCTCTGATGCGGGACTGGCAGCGTCCGTCACAGTGCGACGCGGCCGGGCGTCACTCGTTCAACAAGATGTTGCGGATGGTGGAATCACGCCGCACTATCGACGGCGACGTGATGGCCCTGAAACTCCAGACGGGGCATCTTCAGGTCATCGAAGCGGACAGAATCCGCCAGCCAGACAAGATCGAACAGGGCGACCGATGGTACAACGGAATCCGCGTGAATCGTGCGGGGGCATCTGCACAGTACGCACTCTGGAACCGCACAGATTCCAGTCAATTCCAATTTGCCCGAAACGTACCAGCACGCCGGATGATTCATCACGGGCATTTCGAGCGATTCGACCAGGTGCGGGGAATCTCGCCACTGGCCGCAGCGTTGAATTCGTTTCGTGATTGTTATGAATCAATCGATCTTGCACTCGCGAAAATGAAAGTCGAACAGCTATTCGCTCTTGTCTTCTATCGCGACGCGGAGGAATCAATCGGCACAGCGACCGGGACCGACGCGAACGGCTACGAGATCGACTTCGGCAAAGGTCCGGTGCAGTTGGATCTGGATCCAGGCGACAAGGCCGAATTCTTAAAGACGGACAATCCAGGCAGCAATACACGCGAGTTCATGCAGACGGTTCTGAGCATCGCAATCAAGTCGCTCGACCTGCCGTACAACTTCGTGGACGAGTCGCACACAAACTTCTTCGGCAGCCGTGCCGCGTGGCTCTTGTATGACCGGTCCTGCCAGCACAAGCGGGCGGACGTTCTGGAATTTCTGCGGAAGGTCACCGTCTGGAAATTGCAGCAATGGGTGATCAACGGACAGCTGCAACTGCCCGCAGGCCAGACGATCAAGGATCTGCCGTTTGAGTGGGTGCATCGCGGTATGCCGTGGTGGGATCCAGCCAAAGAGATCAACGGGGCTGTCGCCGCAATCAAGGCCGGGCTGGACAATCCGTATCGGATCACGAAAGAGGCGGGGCGAGGCGAGTTTGAGGAAAACGTAGACGCGATTGCGAAGGCGAACGCATACGCGGAGGAACGCGGCGTGACGCTGGAATACGCCATGCAGCCAGTCGTCGAAGAGTCGCCGCCGGAACCAAACAATACCAGGGGGCGGCAGTAATGAAAAAGGACATCAGCAAGCAACCGCAATATCTGCGGGCATCGGTCGCACGCGGTGCGGAATCTGTCGACCGATCCGGTGGCACGTTCGGGGCCGGCGTGATTCGCGGCGTATCGGTGATCACCCGCGGCGAAGCGTTGGGCCACGATATGTGGATCGACCAAGACTTCCTGTCTGACGTGACGGCAGCAATCAACGGCAGCGAAGCGGCATCCGGCGGAATCAAAGCACGCTTCACACATCCGGGCCTGTCGTCGGATGGGATGGCGTCGAAGCTCGGCAGGATCACAGACGCGAAAACTATCGGTGATCGCGTTGTGGGTGATCTGAACTTCGCGGAGTTTGCGACGAAAACGCCTGACGGTGATCTGGCCGACTACGTGATGAGTCTGGCGGAAGAAGATCCGGAATCGTTCGGCCTGTCGATTGTCTTTGAATTCGATCAGCAGGCAATGAACGAACACGAAACAGAAAACACCAGCGGCAAGCCTGCACGGTTTGTGAGTCCGGACGAGGACAATCTAAACAACTTCCAGCACGCGAGGCTGACGCGGCTGCGAGCGGGTGACGTGGTCGATGAACCGGCTGCGAATCCGAACGGACTGTTTCACCGGGAGCAGGAAATTGCACAAGAGGCAGACAGCCTCATGGAATACGCACTCGGCCTATCTGGCGAGAAACCGGAGTGTGCTTTTTTGAGCGTTGACGCTGACCGCGTATCTGCGGCAGTGACTCGCTTTCTTTCTCGCCACGATTTAACCCTAGTCACGAAAGGTGACGACATGCCGAAAGATAACACGCCGGTTGAGACACCGGCAGAAGAACCACAGTTGAGCGCGGCGGACGTTCGCGAGGAATTCGCGGCGGAACTGTCACGATTTACGGAGGCGTTCGGTGCAACCAGTGCGGCTGAATGGGTCGCTGAGGGGCTGTCCTTCAGTGACGCTCAATCACGCCACATCGGCGGGCTGAACGCAAAGATCGACGCTCTACAAGCGAAGGTCGGCGAACTTCAGGAAACGCTGAACAGCATCGATACCGGCGAATCTGAGCCGGCGGAATATGGCGAAGGCAACGATTCGCCACAGCCGAAGCGGGGCGGACTGAGCAGCAAGATCAGAATCTCTGGTCGCAGTTACGAAGAAAACTAACACAGGCAACGCCTGACAACTCACAAAGGAACTGAACTCATGGCTAACGATCTTTTGACGGTGGCGGATTTCGTCGCCGACGCACTCGATGTGGATGACACCACGACCAGCGAGGTGCTGAACGCTTCGCCGTTGGTGGCACGTCTTCCGATTTCCGACACGTCCGACGGTTCGGAGACTCACAAGTACAATACGTTCACTGGTGCGCCTGTAGTCGGATTTCGAGCGGCAAACGCGGGCCGCGATTACGATCACTCCATTGACACGGTCGTCTCTGCGGCGTGTACGATTCTTGACTTCTCGTGGCGTGTTGACTTCGCCGTGGCAAATGCGTGGCGGAATGGTCCGGAAGACTTAATCGCCCGTGAAGGTGTTCGGCACCTTAACGCCGCGTTGTTCGCTCTTGAGCAGCAGGTCATCTACGGCGTGACCAGTCCCGGCGATTCTGCCGGTTTCGTCGGGTTGCTCGGTTCTTCGAATCTCGACGCACTGGCTGACGATATGGTCATCGGTGCGGGCGGCACAACTGCGTCAGAACAGTCCAGTCTGTACGCGATCAAGACGGGCGACAACGACGTGAAGCTCGTAACGCCAATGGCTCGCGGCGTTCAGATCGGCGAAGCTATCGTCACTGAAGCGAACGACTCGAACCATCCAGTCTATTTCTGCCCCGGCAGCATGTATATCGGGCTCCAGTTGGGCGGAAAGTACAGTGCAGGACGAATCGCCAATCTGAGCGTGACGACTGACACAAAGCCGCTGACGGATGATTTCATCAGCGATCTGCTGGCGGCGTTTCCATCAGGCGGCGGTCCTGATTTCATGGTCACCAATCGGACAATGCTGAAAGAGCTTCAGCAAGGCCGAACGGCAACCAATCCGACCGGTGCGCCGGCACCGTTTCCGCAATCGGCGTTCAACGTGCCGCTGTTCACGTCGGACGCGATCACAATCACCGAAGCCGTGGAAGTATAACCGATGACGCTGTCCGCACATGAGCGAGCGTTGAAGGTAGGAATGCGGGCATCCCGGCACATCGCCGGGGCGTCCGTCACCTACACGCGAGCATCAACCAGTATCACGATATCAAAAGCGATACAGGGTGAACTGCGGTACGGCACAATCGGCAATGCGGGGGCGGAAGTGGTCGTCGAGTTGGTCGACTGGCTGATTGACGCTGCGGCGTTGACGCTCGGTGATCCAGCGATAGGCGACACAATCGCACGGGTGATAGACGGAACGACTCACACCTACACTGTCGAAAATATGGACATGGGTTTGAGTCACTGGGACTGGTCGGATACGGGCAGGACTCAGTACAGAATCAGAACGCGGGCGGACGGTGCGACGGCTTATACGGTCGTCAAGCCGAACGGGTTTGATCTGTCAGGGACTGAAATGCGATATGAGTGAATTCCTGACGGGCGACAAGGCACTTGACCGGGCACTGAAGGAGATCGGCGGCAAGGTCGCACAGAAGGCAGTCGCGTCCGGTGTTCGCGCGGGACTCGGGGTGATGCGAAAGGCGATGAGGGCGGCAACGCCGAACTCGTCAGCGAAGAAAACGATAGCGGCACGATTCAAGCGGAAGAAGAAGTTTGGCAGGGTTGAGGCGAAAGTCGGGGCTGGTGTCGGGAAGTTCAAAGCACATAGCCCAACGGGCGGCGGCGTTGGAATCAGCAAACAATCGGCACCGCTGTATTTTTTGAATAGGAAGCACCGCAGGGGACGTGGCGTAATGCCAACGATAAACGCAATTCCTATCGGTGCCGCGACGTCACGTGCATCAGCACTTCTGAAACTACAAAACAAAACGCGGCAGGTTCTCGAAAAAGAAGCTGCCAAACTCGGGCGACGATAACCACAAAAGGAGAAACCATGCCGACAATATCAAAGGGCAGCGTACTGAAAATCGACGTTGCAACCGTCCTCACTGCGGTATCTGAGGTACTCAGCATCGATCACGACGGAGCGGAATCCGAGACGTTCAAATACTCGACGCTGGATCAGTCAGGGGCTGGTCACCTGTATCTTGGAAATGGATTTAGTGAGCCGGGCAGTGTGAACGCAGAAATTTTCTGGCTGCCGGCGAACGCCGGACATCAGCAAGTGACCGACAGTCTTACCACACCAGCGACAACGGCAGCGAATCAACTCGACGGCGAAATCACATTCGCTGATTCAGCGTCAACAACGATGCCGTTCAAGATTGCGGGGTTCAGCTTCGGCGTTTCAATCGCGATGGATGACGGCGTAAAGTCATCGGTCGGAATGAAGCTGACCGGACTGCCGACCTACGCGACGTAAGGCAAGCCATGAAGTCTGAACTCAGCCGAACAATGAAGGCGACCAGCCGCACAGATCCAGAACAAGTGCAGGTTTCCGCATGTGGTCGCTATCGGATCGTCAAAGAGGGAACGGTCATTGATCATCCCGATGCGTACCGTTTGTGCATGATGGGCGTGGCGAAACCGGCGGACGATGAATGCCTGGAACGGCTGGCGGATGAAGGTTGGGGACCGGATGTCTTCGCCGACAAATGGCAGGCGGCATCATTGCAGATGAAGGAATGGGAACAGGGCATCAAAGCCGCGAACACATCCACGCCTGCTCCGATTGAGGGACAGGAACAACCACAACCACCAACCACGGAAGCACCTGCCGATGACTCGGGAGATCCTGACAGCGGAAGCGTTCTTTTCGATAGCGAAACGCCCGAAGACTGACGTGCCTTTCCCTGAATCCGGCAACGGTGCCGTGATTCCGGTTTGGGGCATGACGCCAACGGAGCGAACGCGATTTGAAACGCAATTCCAGAAGGAAGCAAAGGGCACGAATCGTGACGAGCTTCTGCTGGAATTCCGGGAACGCCTGGTTGCGGAGTGCTGCCGGAATGATGACGGGTCGCGGATCTTTACAGGCGAAGCGGTTCGACGACTGGGAGCATCACACGGCGGACTCGTGGAGCGGTTATTCAACACGGCCAGCAAGTCGTCAGGGATCACAGATTCGGACGCTGAGGAAGCGGTAAAAAACTCAGAAGAGACAGCAGCCGACAGTTAATGTTGTTGCTGTCGCTCGGGACACCATACGTTGTCAATCCGTCCGATATGGTTGACGCAATGGGGCATGAACAGTGGGCGGAATGGCAGGCGTTCGATCAGATATACCCGGTGGCACACACACAACGAATGATCGGATTGATAGCTCAAATGCTCGCGACTCACAAAGATTCAGACATCTCTGACGTAACGATGCCGTGGAACCGGCAGGGCGCACCAGAGACCGCTGCGGACCGTGACGCAGCAACCGCCGCCGTTATGTCTGCCGCACCGTCTGCACTGTCACAGGGAGTGACAACCAGCACTGCCGAGGAGTACGTGTTGTAATGGCATCAATCGGAAATTTAGTCGTCAACCTGACCGCGAAGACGGACAAGTTCCGTAAAGGGATGACCGGCGCACAGTCAAGACTCAAGCGGTTCGGGGCAACCGCGAAAAAAGTAATGGGAGCGGGGCTGGCAGTCGGTGCTGG